ACATGGCAAGTCATTGGCAGTGATCGATACGACGCCACAACCGGCGCAGGCACTGCCGGAATTGTCTACAGCGAATGGGCGCTGGCGAACCCGTCAGCGTGGGCCTACCACCGGCCCATGGTCGAAGAGAACAACGGCTGGGCGACGTTCATCTCTACTCCCCGGGGACGCAATCATGCGCTCGAAATGTTTCACCATGCCACTCAGTCACGCGAGTGGTTCGCCGAGTTGCTCACCGCCGAAGATACCGGCGCAGTCAGCGCAGAAGCTCTTGCCGAAACCTTAAGGGAGTATCAGGCGCTGTACGGTGTCGACGTCGGCACCGCGCAATATCGCCAGGAGTACTTCTGCGACTGGAACGCTGCGATCCTGGGCGCGTACTTCGCGCTGGAGATGGCGCAAGTGCGCAACGAGGGCCGCGTGCTGGAGGTCGAGGCTGACCCGGCAGAGCCAGTCGATTGCGCCTGGGACATTGGCGTCACCGACGACACCTCGATCTGGTTCTTCCAGACCCAGGGCGCCCAGGTCGTGCTGCTCGATCACTACGCGGCGAGTGGCGTCGGTGTCGAGCATTTCGCCGAGGTGATCGAGCAGCGTTGCGCCAAGTACGGCTGGAAGCACGGCACCGACTATGTGCCGCACGATGCCAAGGTGAAGGAGTGGGGCTCCGGCAAGACCCGCGTCGAGACCATGCAGGGCTTCCGCCTGAACCCGATGCTGGTGACGTTCGCCTCGTTCCAGGACGGCATCAACGCGGCGCGCAGGCTGCTGCCGCTGTGCGTGTTTCACACCCGCACCGAGGAAACAGGCATTGCGGCGCTGGAACAATACAGAAGAGAATGGGATGATGAGAAGAAGGCCTTCAGAGCCAGTGACGTTCACGACTGGACAGCACATCCGGCGGCCTCCTTTCGCTATCTGGCGCTGGCTTGGAAGGGCGCGAAGATCCGTGAAGTTGTGGTGCCGAAGCAGGAGGGCTGGATAATCCCGCCACCGCCGGAGCCACGTCGTGGAGGGTTGCAGCTGTGAGTGACAAGACAGTTAACGTAACGACGGCAAGTTATTTAATGGATGTTGTTGAGCATCTGGCCAAGCTTGAGCTGGAGGTGGCCGATTTGAAGTTCTCGATCCTATTCAGTGATCATGGCTCATCCACATACAATTGTAAGAAGAGCGCCCGAAAGTTGATGCATGCGTTGGAGATGGTGGAGCATTGTCTCAGCGAAGCCAGACGAGAGGCGAAGGAAAAAGAGGAGCGCACAGTTCGCGTGGTGAAGTGATGCGGAAGCGGACATCGCTGCGACGCTGGAAGGCGCGGTGTCGGTTGGGGCGGCCTATACCTTTGTATGCGATGATCGATCACGACTTGCAGCGATGGTTCTCGTTCTGCCGGGAAGGCGATGTAAACCGGGACTATTGGGTGGCGCACCATGGCTGAAGACAAACCGAACGATGAGGATCTTCGCCACGACGATCTGGAGTACACGCCAGCGGCGCAGCCCAAGGGATCAGCCAAGGCGTGGCTGAACATCCTGGAGGAGAGCGAAGACGCCTACAAGAATTGGAACGATCACTGCGACAAGATCGACAAGCTGTATGCCAGCCTGGACCGGCTGACCGGCCTCGCCCGCGACAAACAGTTTCAAATGTTTTGGGCGAACATGGAAGTCATCAAGCCCAGCATCTACGCCAAGCCGCCGATCCCGGTCGTCGTCCCCAAGTTCAAGGACCGGCGTCCGGTGCCGCAGCAGTCATCCGAGATAATCGAGCGGTGCTGTATCGTGGCGTTCGATCTGGCCCGCATCGATGACATCATGATCCTGGTGCGCGACGATCTGGCGCTGAACGGTCGCGGCGTGCCGTGGTGCCGGTACGAAGAGAAGGACGACGACGCCGACACCTATCACTCGCACGAGAAGGTCTGCCTGGAGTTCAAGAATAGGCGCGACTTCCTGCACAGCATCTCACGCAATTGGACCGAGGTGTGGTGGGTGGCTGGCGCGAGCTACCTGACCAGGACGCAGGCCCGCAAGCGTTTCCACGACAGCAGCGGCGACGAATACCAGAAGGCCGAGTACAGCGTCGACAAGGAGAGCCGCTCCGTTGGCGGCGCCGACAACCGCGAGCGCGCCAAGTTCTGGGAGATCTGGGACAAGAACAGCGAGCGGGTGATCTGGGTCGCCAAGGGCTGCGAAGACATCCTGGACGAGGACGATCCGCACCTCGACTTGCAAAACTATTTCCCTTGCCCGAAGCCCGCCTACGGCACGACGCAGCGTGGCTCACTGGTGCCGGTGCCGGACGCGCTGCAGTACCAGGACCAGCTCGATGAGATCAACACGCTGACGGGCCGCATTCATGCGCTCAGTGATGCGCTGGAGGTCAAGGGCTTCTACCCGGCTGGCGGTGCCGAGTTGAGCGACGCTATCCAGGCCGCCATCAAGATCAAGACGCCGGGACGAGTACTCGTCCCCATCAGCAACTGGGCGGCCTTCGGCGGCAGCAAGGAAGTCATCATCTGGCTGCCGATCGACATGATCGCGCAGACCATCACGGCGCTGGTGGCGCTGCGCAAGCAAGTCATTGATGACATCTACGCCATCACCGGCCTGTCCGACATCATGCGCGGCGAGACCGATCCCAACGAGACGCTGGGCGCCCAGGAGCTGAAGACCGACTATGGCTCTGTTCGCGTGCGCGACAAACAGCGTGAGATGGTGCGCGTCGCCCGCGACATGGTGGAGATCACCGCCGAGATCATCACCGAGAAGTTCAAGCCTGAAACCATCATCGCGATGTCGCAGACCCAGCTGCCGACCCAGGATCTGATCCGAAAGCAGATCGAGAAGATCCAGCAGCAGATGCAGCAGCAGCAACAGCAGGCGCAGATGCTGATGCAGTCACCGCAGATCCAGCAGATGGGTCAGCAGAACCCGCAGGCGGCCCAGCAGGCCATGCAGCAATTTCAACAGGTGCAGGAAGGTGCCAACCACGCGATCCAGAAGCTGGCGCAAAAGCCGACCATCGAACAGGTGCTTCAGTTCATCAAGGGCAGTCGTACCAAATCATTCGTGCTGGACATCGAAACGGACAGCACGATCCAGCAGGACGAGAACGCGGAGAAGAAACGCCGTGGCGAGTTCATCTCGGTGCTAGGTCCGCTGCTCCAGCAATTGTCGATGATGATCACGGCGGAGCCGCAGACCGCATCGTTCTGCGGTGAGCTGCTGAAGTTCGCAGTCGCGCCATACCGCGCCGGTCGCACGCTCGATGGCGCTATCGATGACCTCGTCCAGCAGATGGAGCAGAAGGGTCAGCAGCCGCAGCAGGACAACAACCCGGCCCAGATCAACGCCAAGACCGCGCTGCAGATCGAGAACATGAAGCAGCAGGCGGCGATGACGAAGAACCAGCAGGACGGTGCGCTGGAGGCGGCCAAGATGAAGCAGGCCGACGATCACAAGCAGATGGAGCTGAGCACTCAGATCCAGATCGCGCAGAGCAAGCAGCAGGGCACGATCCAGTCCGACCAAGCCAAGATCGCGGTGCAGAACCAGAAGGCGATGGAGAGCCGCGAGGCGCACCAAGCCGACATGGCGGGCAAGGCGCAGGAGATGGAGATCGCCCGCTTCAAGGCCAGCGCCGACATGCAGAAGGCGATAGACCAGCGGGCACAGAACGCCGAGAAGGCGCAGCATGCGTCGGCTGCGGCGGCGCTGAAGCTGCAGAACGGGTTTGGACCCAACGGCAGCGGAGGGCACTGATGCCCGGCAGATGGGTGATGGGCAATCTGGCGCGGCGCGACCAGTATGCGCTGCCGATCACTGGCGGCCTGGAGCAGCAGGCGCTGGCCAGGATGCCCGCCATCTCGACGAACATCGAAGACCGGCGGCCAACCGGCCCGCACAGCTTCCAGACGCAGGAGCCAGTCATTGTTGAGGGTGCCCAACAGGCACCGAGCAGCTGGTCCGACGTGATGGAGCAGGCCATGCAGATGCAGCGTGGCGCTGGCGATATGACATTCCGCCAGCCCGACAAGTACGGCTTCTCGCAATCGCTGGACGAGCGCCTGCAGGGCTCGCCGCCAATGCCGCATCCGTTGCAGGCGACGCCGGTCGACAAGTTCACCGATTATCTGACCCAGCGGGAAGGCGGCGAGATTGCCGAACGCAAGGCGGAGCGTGACGCCAATCAGGCTTTGCAGGATCATTATGGCCTGTCACCGTCTGATGATCTCAGTGGCCTTAGCAAGGATGACCTCGACAAGATGATCTTGGGAGGAATGTAGTCGATGCCTGACCAGATGGGCAGCTTGGCCGCTACCGACAGCTATCCGCTGGACGAGCAGCAGGCGGCGCAGGACGCCTTCGAGGCGTTCGCGGCCCGCACCCGTCAGTCGGTGCAGCCGACAGGTGGGCGCACTGAAGCGCCAGGGCAGATCGTCGGTCCGGTGGTGAACGCGCTGGTAACGCAGCCGGTCAATAAGGCGCGTGGTCTGATGCAGACCATGGCCGACTACTCCGCCAATGAGTTTCCGGCAACGCAGGGCGCGACAGAGCAGAGTACCGACTATGACCCGCGTCGCGCAGCAGCGGACTACGCGGCTGGTACGGCGTTCAATGTCACGGGTGCTGGGTTTGGTTTAGCGCCGGAGGGCGCGCTGGGTATGGCTGGCGGCAGGGTGGGGCGAAGCCGCGATACGCTCGCCGGGTTTGAGCCAGGGCAGGCTGGGAACACGCCAAGTGTCGCCACCAACATCGTGAAGTACAACGAGGGCTCACCATTTTTGAAGACCGATAAATTTCACGGCTTCTCCGGCTTGCGCACCGGCAAGCCAGTGAACGAGATGGAATATCAGATCACTGGTGAGCCGAAGTTCGAGCGTCCGGTGATCGATCCACAGTCGCTGATTGGCAAGGAGCTGATCTTTGCTGCTGGTGACCGCAGTACAGCAGGCGGTGTGCTGCAAAGCGTCGGCGGCACCAAGCTGACACGTCCGCAGCCGATGGAGGGCGGCGCCGACTATGCGTTCTCGCAGGCCGACAAACCAATAGCCGGGATGTCAGAAGATGCACGGCGTATGTGGGCTAACGCCTCGCCGCAGACGTCTGGTCTGATTAACCTGGGCAACGAGGTGCTGGCGCGTGGCCGTGAGCCGGTGCTGATGTATCAGGCCATGGCTAAGCATTCTGTGGACAGCTCGAAGCAGATGGCGTTACCGGCCTACGATCTCGCCCGGCAGTCCAGCATATCAAACGCTGGCGCATCATTCATCAATAAGGCGATGGAGGGCGTTGAAGGCTTTCCTGGCTGGCGTTCGCCAAAGCTGCACGATTGGCTCAGCAACACGGCAACAGGTACTGAGCGCGGCAGAGTGGTGAAGGCAATGGACAGTGAGGTGGCGCGAGACGCTGGCTTCCCTGATCTCGGTGAGTTGCGTTACGCTATTACCAATCCGCATCTGCGCAACACGCCAACGGGATCTGTTGGGCTCACCATCTCGCCGTTCGAGCCGGGGCTTGGTCGTGTCGAGCAATCGTTGCATTCGACATATCCAACAGCGGTCGCTGCTCGTGGTGAGCCGAGGACATTTGGCGGATCTGTGCCCTGGCATGTTGCTGGACCGGACCTGCACGCCAATTTGATGAAGTATGGCGACCCGGTAAAAGTAGCCGAACGTCCCGATTACTATTCGTCGCGAATGCCGGTAGGGTTACCCAGGACGCAGCTTGTGACGCCGCGTGTTGCCGACAGCATTTCCGAATGGATGTACAGGAACCCAAAGCTGTGGGGGAGTGCTGCAGCAGCGCCAGGGTTTGGCGCACTGGCCGCCCAGGACAATTATCAACAGTAGGAGACGACCATGGCTCAATCACCACTGACAGTGACGCCGGACGGCCCGACACCGCCAACCAACTTCACCGGGCAAGTCGGCATGCGACCGCCGACCACCGCAGGCCTGACGCCGATCGATGACGGCACGGCTGGCACGCTGACGGCGTTCGCTGCGCCAAGCGCAGGCGGCAACCCCTCCGAGGGCGCAGGCACCGAGGTGGTGTACACCGCGCCGGGCAGCCTCTCCTACGCTCCGACCGTTACTGTGTCGGATCTCGGCAACTTCACCGCGACACCGAACGCCTCGCACGCCTCGTCGCTGAACGGTTCGGCGGCGGCGACCATCACCGGGCTTGCGCCAGCCTCGCCAGCGTCTGGCCCCGGCAACGTGGCGCTCACCGTCACCGGCACCGGCTTTACCCGGGCCTCCCAGGTCTACATCAATGGCAACCCGCAAAGCACGGTCTGGGTTTCGGCGACGTCGCTCACCGTCGCCAATGCGCCGAAGAAGGCGACCGCAGGCACACAGGTCGTCACCGTCATGACCGGCGGCGTGTCGACAGCTGTCTCCAACTGGACATTCACCTAATGGGCATCAAGAGCATCAATGAACCGACTGGACCCGGGCGAACCTCCATGGTTACGCCGCGCAGCATCAACGAGCCTGGAAAGTTTCCAGCGGGCGACATCCCCAAGCCGACAGTGGCAGGCCTGGAGCCTAGCAAATGTGTGTTGGGCAGTGCGGGCTTCCGCATCTATGTCTCTGGCACCAACTTCTTTACCGGCAGCATCATTGTGTTCGCCGACTACGACGAGCCGACGACGCTAGAGGACGACGGGCGACTGTCGACCGCCATCGACATGAGCGTGTGGCACGGGCCAGACGTTGTGCCGGTCGCGGTCAGGAATGCTGACGTAATGTCCAACGAGGTGGAATTTACTTTCAATGCGCCAGAGGGCGACACAACCAAATCATCATCCAGACGTTGACCGCTGCGCATCACGCGCACAGAGGTGAAAACATGGGTGACCCGCAAGTACAGCCTGCGCAGCCTGCGCAGCAAATGCAGCTCCCCGAAGGGGCGCTGCCGAGTATCAACGAGCCGCCGGGTTCAGAGGTGGCGCCAAAGCCGCGACGCAAGAGCGTCAAGGCCAAGCCACGGGCGCGGGCCGCAAAGCCCACGAAGGCAAAGCGTAATGGGAACGGAAAGCCAAGGAAGCACAAATGAACCAGAAGCAAGACCAGGATCAGGCCCACAGCGACAAGCAGGGCTTGTCGCCGAACCACCCGCCGGATCTGCAGAGCATCAACGAGCCGCCGGGTTCGAACACTGCGCAGACGCAGACGCAGGCGCAGGCACAGAACCAGCCAAACCAGCCGGGTCAGCATCCTGGCCAGAACCCTGGGCAGCCCAATCCGAACCCTGGACAGCAGCCTGGGCAACAGCCTGGGTCAAAGCCAGGGCAGCCTGGAGCGCGGCCCGGTCAGACCAAGCACGACGACGATGACGACGAGCGGTCTGCAAAG